GAGGCGATCGTCAAGTCGGAGCCAGTGCACGCCGGCCAGTCGCTTGCCGACTATCTGGATTACATGGATCAGCAGATAGACGGCCTGATAAAGCCCGTACCTACCGGCCTTACGGACCTTGATCGCAAACTCGGCGGCGGCTTCTATGGCGGTGATCTAGTGATCGTCGCCGCGCGCCCATCAATGGGCAAGACCGCGTTCTCGCTGACCGTTGCAAAGAACGTCTCACGCGATATGCCGGTCCTGTTTCTTTCGATGGAAATGAAGAACGTTCAGTTGCAGCAACGCCTTGTGTCGTCGGTTAGCGGCGTGACGATGGCGCAGTTGCGCGACCCGGCCAGCCTGGATCAATCGCACTGGCACGAGATCACCGAAGCGGCGAAAACGATCAAAGACCTCCGCCTGTACCTTGATGACCAGCCGAATCTGACGCTGCTCGAAGTCCGCAGCAAGGCTCGCGCGATCAAGCGCAAGCACGGCCTGTCACTGCTTGTGGTCGACTATCTCGGCCTGATGGCAACCGGCAGCGAAGAACGCCGCGACCTCCAAATCGGCGCGTTGACGAAGGGGCTGAAGAACCTCGCGAAGGAACTCGACGTGCCCGTCATTCTCCTATCGCAGCTCTCGCGCAAATGCGAGGAACGGCCGAACAAGCGCCCTCTCTCGTCTGACCTGAAGGATTCGGGCGACATCGAAGCCGACGCAGACACGATCCTGTTCCTGTACCGCGACGAGGTGTACAACCCTGACTCGCCAGACAAGGGAATTTGCGAGGTCATCTGCACGAAGCAACGCCAAGGCGAAACCGGCATCACAGGCTTGGTTTTCCACGGAGAGCGAACGCTATTCGAGGATCTGGCGCACGGTCATGGATTCGGCCAGCGCTCCGAACCTGACCGCCCGAGGGCCCGCAGCCGCGGAATGGACTGAAGATTTTTTGCGAACTTTACCGATACTATGGAAGTATCCGTCTATAATGACGGTATCGGTTTTTCGGGCGGAAATCGCCTAGAAATCTTTCATGTGAAGAAATAAAAAAAGGAACTGAGAATGAACACTAATGAGGCATCTTTAGGACAAAGTACTGTACAAACGTACAGTACGACTGAAAAATCCGACTTCGATCGCGCGGTATTCGCATTGGAATGCACGGCTCGATGGCTCGATAACGGGTCCGATCCGGCGCAAGCAGCGGAGCAAATCCGGCTTGCTATTGCTCAAATAAAGGGATGCATCGCGGATTGCGATGTGCATCCGGCCGACGCCTGCCAGCCCACTGCTATCGACAAGAAACAGGCGGTGTATCGAGAGGTCGGAGTTTGGCAGCCGAACGGTTCGAAGTTCATGACTTACGCCAAAGAAGACCTGAACGGCAAAGCCATGTTCGTTCTGGAGAGCGAGCCTGCCGCGCCATCCGTCGAGCAGGACGAGCGCGTGGCGTGGCCTACGCTTGCAAGCCTCCACCTCGAAGCGGTCATCTTCGCCTACAACGAAGGTTGGCAGAAAGCCTATGACGGGCGCGAATTCGCTAACCCCTTTGCGCCATCAGGTTCCCAAGCTGCTGCGTGGGAACTTGGCACACGCGACGGAAAGGAGCGCCGCGAGATTCATACCCGCGCCGCATCAACTTCCGCCAATGTGGCGCAGGGTGCGGAGGCGGTGCGCACATACACCACGAAAGCGGGGGAGGCCGTCGCTGGTGTCGCGTTGCGCCAGTGCGGAAACGAATCCGAGTGGCGGCATATTCTCGCGTGCAATCCGAAGTTCGCAGACCTTTTGCCGAGCGACTATTTCCCGGCCGGCACTGTCTTGACATTGCCGCCGGAGGGGAAATGAGCCAGCCAATGACATGGACTCTTTTCGACCGTGAAATGAGCGAAGCGGGATTCACGCACCATGAAATGTGTAACCAACGCATCCGAGACGCGGCATACAGGCTTCTTGTCCGGGGACAGCTATATCGGTTTGACGACGCGGACGAGATCGAATACGGCGTTTCGGGCCCGTTCAATGACGACGAGCGCGCCGCTCAATCCGCAAGCGGAGACACGAAATGAGTGAATACCAACCAAATCCCGCCTGCGCTGCGGGCGAGCTATTGCCGTGTCCGTTCTGCGGCCCCGGAGAAAGTGTTGTTGACCTCTGGCACGACGATGTTGCGCATCGGTGGCGCGTCGGGTGCGGTCGATGCGGATGCTCAACCGGCACCCACCCGCGCGACAAGTCGCAGGAACCAGCGATCGCCGCATGGAACCGACGCGCCGCTGCCAGCACTCAGGCGGCTGTGCAGGCGGTGCAGCCATTCGGATGGGCACCCGTCGGCGGCAGCAACTATTTCACGCGCAACGAATCAAGTGCCAAGCGTATCGGTGGTCTTGTGCCAGTCTACCTCCAACCTGCAACCCCGGTCGCCTCAGATAGCGACGTGCGGAGGGACGCTGCGCGGTATCGGTGGCTGGTGAAAAACTGTTTCGACTGGGCTGCGCCAGGAGACGGTGATTCTTTCGATCACATCGAACTGCACTTCGAGCACGACATGCTGAATCGCGATGACGAATCCGTTGGGGCCGCGATTGACTCTGAAATAGACCGCGCCCTGACCGCCGCTCAATCCGCAAGCAGAGGTCAAGCATGAAGCGCTCGATCAAACACATCGCCTATGTTGCCTTATTCGCTGCCCTCGCTGTCGCGTGGTACGGATTCGGCATTGAAGGAGCGCGCAACGTCATCCGGTTTTGGGTTTATGCATCGCTTGCTTGCGGCGTGGTGACGCTGTTTGCCGAGCCGGGAACGCATATCGAACCGCTTCCGCGAATCGCCCGATGGGTGACGGGAGTTGGCGACGTCGCTGTCGTCATCATGTTCGCCTGGTACGGCCAGTTCGACTTCGCCGCATTCTGGGCATTCAGTTCAATCGCTGTTTTGATCTATCGCGAAAAGGCCGAGCGCCTTCTGGAGGCCGCATGACCATTACCCGAGCATCGATGCTGGCCGGCTTAGTCCGCGATCTGATGGCTGACGGCAAGCCGCGCACCGCGCAGGAAATCGCCGCGGCAATCGACCGCGACGTTAGCAAGGTCAACGACTTCCTGCGTCTGGCGCGCGCACCCGGCCGGCATCAGGAGTTGCACGCGATGGACCGTGGCGGCAATCACGGCGCAGTGCGCTATGTGATCGGCAAAGGCGATAACACCTATCTGCGGGCCTGCCCGGTGAGCGATAGCCATATCCCTGAAGAAGAAATGACGGACGAGCAACTGGACGCCCTGCACCGCCCGCGCGCGAAGTGGTGGCCGAAAGCCGATCCGACGCTGCTCAACGCTGTCAATGCAATCGTGCGAATGGGGGTGCGGTAATGAAAAAGACTAAGTGGTTCCAAGGGAATGTGAAACCGGCGCACGTCGGCGAATATGAAGTCTATCGCCCAGGCTTCACCCTAATTCCTTGCGGGCATATCTTGCATTGGAATGGCAAAACCTGGGAGTACGCCTATGAGTTGGGCGAATGCGATCGCGGCGACCATGCCTCGATGACACGCGACTGCAAATGGCGCGGCCTGACGGAGCCAGCAGCATGAGAGGTCAATCCGAAACGTCGTTCTTATCCTTCCTCGCAAAGAAAGAGGATGGCACAGCAGCCGTTCAACGGCTCGCGATTCTCAACTTTCTGCGCACGGTCCCGACTGCATCGTTCTCGCGCACTGACCTGTCGAAAATATTCGGCTATCCGATCCAGAGCGTTTGCGGCCGGATTGGCGAACTGAAAGACGATGGCTTGGTGATCGAGCTGCCGAAGCGCCGATGCCCGCATACAGGGCAACTGGTGAAACCCATCCAAGCCGCTCCCGATCTGCTGACCGCCCCGCTCCACTGACAAGGACCGATATGCAAGTATGCACCGCACACGAAAGCTCACTTGGTCGACTCACCCTTCGCACTCCTAAGCCGGAAGACGACAGTCGCGCGCCGATGTTCCGCTCGATGGAGGCGGCATTGTCCTTTGCCTACACCTGGCGCGCGCGGCCCGGCGTCAAGATCGGGCAGATTGGCGAATATACCGGGCCGGACGGCGCCGCCCTGCTCCTGTCTGTGCACGAGAAGAAAGCACAGGCGCAATACGTGCACGATGTCATCGAATCGCACCTATCGCTCGATCAGCGCGCCCTGCTGGATGCCACCTATGGCGGTGAGCGCGGAGAGCGTCACGCGGGCGTTGAGCGGCTTGTACGCCTGCTCGAAGGAGCGCACCGCAATCGGTCTGTGGTCCGCGCCCTGATCGCGCGCGAGTTCGTTTTCGGCGAGAAGTACTGTCCTTGCTTGAACCGGATCGCGCGCGAGTTCGGCATTCATCCGCAGACCGTCACGCGCACGGCGGCCAAGGTCACGCCTGCAATCGCCGACTTACGCACATCAGCACACGAGAAGTTACGGCCGGCGTTCGAGCGCCGCGCATGGATTCCGCGTGAGGCAGAAACGCAACAGTGAAAAATCGCTTGCGCGACGGATACTGTTACGGTATCGTTCAATACATCGACACACCGCAGCAGTATTCTTCAATAACCACCAACCGGAGAGAGTCATGGCAACAATGGGAATGAAAATGGCAACTGTGACGTGGCGATATTCGAGCGGAGAAGTGGAGTCATTCACGGCGTATTGCATTCGGGATGCACGTGATCTGTGGGACAAGCTGGCAGCGATTGGAACCGCCATGATTTCAGCTCGCCCATAGGCGGACAGGTCGAAACCGCCTAAGGCGGTCTGAGCGTAAGGCGCTCACTGACGAGACCGTGAAGTACCGCAGTAGAAGCACCCGCCCCGGCAGAGCTGGATCGCGCAGACAAACAAAAAGGACGGAAATCATGAGCCACGTACCGCAGTTAGTTTCCCGCACGCAAGCATACGGCAATTGGCTGTTCGACCGCGATCTCGAAGCGGCCGACAACGCAGCTATCGCCGCACACGACCGCCGCGAACAGATCGAGCGCGGAGTCACGTTCGACGACCTGATGGAACTGCTGGTCGAACTGAACGGCGTGCAGCGCGAGGAATTCATGCAGGCACTGGCGCGCGGTGAAAAAGACGACCTGCACACGATTCACACGCTGCTTACCGATGCGAAGGAAGTCATTGTTAAGCGCCGTCTGGCTGGAGGTGAATGATGCAAATTGATCTTCAATACGTTCTCGGCGCTATCAAGGCGATGAACGAAGCGGCAGATGCCATTCGAAGCGGGACGCCCGAGCAGCGCGGTCGAGCCGCCGCTGAATGCATTGTCGCGGCAATCGATCTCGAAGTGCGCATCGGGCGCGCGCCGATTGACGTATCGGGCGCAGCAATTTCGCAGCCGGTCGGAGGTGTGCAATGAGCTACATCCGTCCGCACGTCAACGCACAGATTACGGTCAGCGAACTGATCGCGGTTTTGCAGAAGTACCCGAGCGATATGCCAGTCGTGATTTTCGAGCCGGTCAGCGCCGAATACATCGATGTTCAGGAAATCGACGCAGAGCACTCGCAACTTGTCATCGAGGTTTCGGTATGAGCGAGATAAAGCATACGCCGGGGCCGCTGTTCGTGCGCCAGCCGGAAAAATGGCCGTTCCATGTCGAGATCGTCAACGAGGCTGGCGAGATTGTCGCCAGCGAACATCGCTACGCCTACAGCACGAGTCACAACACGATCAATGACGTCATGACGGCGCGCGGGTTCCGCATGGACGACGCTGATAAGGCAATCGCCGCAAACGAGCGGCAACTGGCTGATGCTTACCTGCGGGCCGCCGCGCCGGAACTGCTCGAAGCCCTGCAAGAGGCTTTCCATTTGGACGAGTTAGGGGATGCCTGGTTTGACCGTGCCCGCGCTGCAATCGCCAAAGCCCGAGGTGAAGCATGAGCGAGATCAAAACCGGAGGCCGCGCGTTCCCGTGGTGCGGTGACTTGAATGAGACGCCGACCATCAACCTCGACATGACGCTGCGCGACTATTTTGCAGCTAAAGCGATGGGCGGAATGCTAGCAGACCCGGCTGTAAAGATCGGCACCGATGAGCGCGCCGATCTGCTGGCTCGGTCAGCATACCGCATCGCCGGCGCCATGATCCGCGCTAGAGGTGAATGATGCAAGTTAGTTCAGACAAAGTGATCGACGCCATCGCCGCGCTGAAGGCTGCTGCTGACGCGCTCCACGATAGCCCGGCGCACCAGATCGCGGCGCAATGCCTGGAGTCGGCTGCCGCCCTGCAAGCATCCGTGCAGATCGCCGGCCAGACACATCGCACGTTTCATGTAACGGGAGTGCATTGAGATGAGCTTCGAATCACAGCATTGCCATTTTTGCGGGGCCAACCATGCCATGACGAGCGCAGGCATGACCGATGACGACATCATCGCGATTGTCGAAAAACACTTTGACAATGACTACCCGGACGGACAGCGGATCATGAACCTGTCGCGCCAGCTCGTGCAAGCAGCCGCGCCGCAGTGGATCAGCGTCGACGAGCGGCTGCCGACAGATGAGACACCAGTGATTGTCATGCTGCGTAGCGAGATTGCAATTGGCGAACTGCGCTGGGAGTATCCAAGCCACGAGGAAACCTACGAGCCGTTCCGCTATTGGGACAACCCGAGCGACGATGGTCAAGATTGGCAATGGCCTGACGTGACGCACTGGATGCCACTGCCTGCCGCGCCGAAGGACTCAGCATGAAACGCATTACACCATCCATGATCGCCAAGGGTGGCAAGCGCTATTGCTGCTTCTGCAAGCGGCTTCCAGATGGATTTGGCAACCGCGTAGAGGCGACATGGATTCACCGTGGCGAACCGTACTGCGATCAGCACAAGCCCAATCCCACTCCGATGAACGAGCGACTGAGCGAAGCTGACTATCAGACGTGGATGCGACTGTAGGCGAACGCACAAAAATTTGACGCAGGCACTTGCGTTACGGATACCGTTTTAGTATCCTTCAACTCAGCAGCACAAAACACAAACCAAAACCACGAACGGAAGATTAGACCATGAACATAGCCTGCAGCCTCAAGAACGCGTTATTATTACGCTCCGCAACGATTTTCCGCGCACGTCGGCATGACGCTGCGGAAAAAAATTTGTACGTAACGGATACCGTAGTAGATAGCGTTTGCAAGGTCAACGACCTGTTTCTCGCTTTCTCTGCTGGCGCGTGCGCAATG